GTATGACCAGTAGCTCCAGTGTGTCCAGTTGCGCCAGTATGACCAGTGGCTCCAGTATGTCCTGTTGCTCCTGTGTGACCAGTGGCTCCAGTGTGTCCAGTTGCGCCAGTATGACCAGTGGCTCCAGTATGTCCTGTTGCCCCTGTGTGACCAGTAGCCCCAGTATGACCAGTGGCTCCTGTTTCTCCAGTTGGGCCTACTGGTCCGATTGTGGCTAAATCAATAACTTTAAGATAACCCGCGTTACCCATATTGTTATGATTCTTACAGTAATAATAAATTGTATCTGGAGCAGAAAAAGGAATTTGAAATACTCCAGAGCCATCTACACCAGCAGACCCATAAGATGTCCAGCCGCTTGTGTATTGTGTTCCGCCTTCATGAGTTCCGCCGTCAGTTAAAGACAGAGCAAAGTCGTGTGTTAAATTAGATGAATCGGACTGATCAAAAATATAACTAAACCCGCGAACACCAGTTATCACTGGCGTTAAATTACTATCAATATAATATTTATTTCCACCGCCGGGGTCTGCTACTGTTATTTGAAAAGTATGGTATGGCCCTACTGGGCCATCTGATCCGGTAGCACCACTTGGACCAGTAGGCGCAGTTGGTCCAGTTGGGCCTGTTGGCCCTCGATCCCCTTTTTGTCCAACGATTGTAGGAGTGGCTGAATTTGTAGCAATTACTTCAGCAGTCGCACTAGCTTGCCCTTGGACAATGACTTCTACGCCAGAAACAGCCATTATAAGTAACTTCCGGTTTTATTGAAATTTGTGGTACTAGGTCTAGTAACTTCAGGAAATACATTCACATAACCTTTAATTACTTTTTCGTGGTAAGTGCCAGAATAAATCTCTACATCATAAACGCCTTGGGTGACAGGAATGCCCGTCATTTGATTGGCTGTAACAGATAAATCTATGTGGCCACTGGCCTCAAAGCCAGAACGCACAGAAGCGTTTAAGTTTAAGAGGCTCCCTGAAGCTCCGTATCTGAATTTAGCAAGCCCAGTAGTAGTATAACCGCTTAAATTATAAAGATTACCTAAAGTGTCTTTAACGGTTAACCTAACGGCGAAATCAGAGCCTCTCGTCAAATTTAGATCATAACTCGTAGCCATAATATATGTAATATTACACTACAAATTATAAAATATATAATTTTATTGACCTTCTTTTAGGATTTTTGAGACCTCTGGAGATACTTGCGTGGCTTCTTCTTTATTTTGTGATCTAACAGCCGCAGCGTTGTATTTGGCCACATGACCACGAAATTCTTCTATTAGCTTCTTTTTTAAGACATCTAATTCCCCGACTGGGACAAATCCAAGTCTATTTGCATGAGATTGAATTTCTGAAGAAGTAATGTCATTCAACCAATTTTCATACTCGTCCACATCCAGCGTCTTATACTTCCAAACTCCATCATCGCCCCAAATTTGATCTAGAGTTGTCGGCTGAGTTTTATTTTCGTCCACTTTTCCGTGTGTTTGATCGAGAGATTTTAATTTCTTTTTTTTTGGCATAACCTGTTCCTCGGTTTATTATACTCAAGTTTTTACAAAAAATCAAAAAAAAATACCCCGCCCGAAGGCGGGGTTTGTTAAGTTAATCCAGATTAGACATCGAGACCAACGATAGCGCGAGCGTCGATGCAAACACGACCTTCCTCAAGGAAGCCATAGAAGCCAACCTTGTCAGAACGTGTGCTCCATTGATCGTCTGCCAATGCGTTGAACTCACCACCTGTTTCGGATTGAATCGCAACCGGACGAATGAATGCGCCACGGCTGTTGTCAAGACCAATAGCAACTTCAGTGTTGCTGATAGAACCACCGATTTCAGAAGCGGCGAACAATGTATTGTACTTCTTGCCACTGCCAAGCTCATTCAACTCATTGATGTTTACTCCGTAAATAGAAGCAGCACCAGCGCTGTTGAATACCTCAGTGCGAACACTATCAGGAAGAGCGATGGAAGTCGAGGTGTTAGAACCAGAACCATCTTTACCGTGACGAGTATTCATTGGCTGATAAGCAAATCCGCGAACTTGCTCAACCATTTCAGGACTTAAGTACAAGTCAGTCATTCCGAAAGACTCGTTAGTTGTACCGTTAGCGAAGGACTCGTTTTGACGGCTCATGCGAGTCATCAACTTGTTGAAGTCATTCAACTGTAGTACACCAGCGGTAGTAGCAGCAATCTTGTTGCTGGAATTGTCAGCTAATGCCTTGAGAACAACAGCCCAAGCATTACGTTCTTGCTTAACAAGAATCTCTTGAGCCATTCTTTCAACACCCTTGCTTACAACGTCGAGGCGAGCACGACGAACGTACTTGCGGTTCATGTTGATTGCGCTATCTAAACGATAAGTAGCAATCTTCAATTCATCCATACCTGCAACGTGGCTAGAAGGAAGACCACCAGCCATGCTTTGGCTCCAAACGGATACGTGGTCTGCGCCTTTGTCGTAATATAAGTCGAGAGGAAAGCTTGGAGCGTCATCCTCGTCGTATTGAGCATCTGTATAAATAGTAGATGCGGTAGCAGCTTGGTTAAGAACTTGCTGTACTACAGGACCAATGAAAGCTGCGAAAGCCTCTTGGGCTTCACGAGCAACTGTTTGGTTCTTGGAACCCATAGCCTTAATAAGCTCAACCTGCTCTGGAGTATTTTTTAATTTTAATCTCATTTTTATAATCTCCTTAATAAGTTTAGAGGTTAATCTTTACTAAAACGTGATTGTTGCTATCTTTACCTCCGAGGCAAGTGCCTACAACTGCATCAGCAGAAGAGTCAATTACTCCGGTGTTAAGCTCACCGCTTGCATCGTAGTAAACTTTTGTTCCAACGGCAGGTGTTTGAGCAGCGAGGTTTGTTCCGCTATAAAGAACAATACCCTTTGTCAAAACAGGAACCGCTTGTCCGCTAAGAGCGACTTCCATCTCCGCAGCTTTGCGAGGATTGAATACAAGCTTTTCGCCGTTCTCGTCAGTTTCTTTAACGTCGTGAAGCAAAACGCCCAATGGTTTGTCGCCAGAGGCGTCAGCCAAATCGAGCTTCGCTTTTACTCCGTAACGTTGAGAAACGGTGTTAGTGAAAGAACCACCAACATTGCCCATGAGTTGAGTTTCGTCTGTGTTTTTCCAACCAGACAAAATCTTAACAACATGCCCTCTGTCGAGTGCTCCATCGTATGCGAACAAGTTGATAACATCATGCTCGTCATACTCTCTGAATGGTAATAATGTAGTTGCCATAATTAGTATTTTTCCAATAAGTTAATTGTTATAGTTTGATATCGAAATTATTGATGCTGAAAGCATCCTTGTATTTATCTTGAACTGTAGGTTCATCGGCAGGTGCTGTTACAGGAATGCCAGCTTCAGCTTGTTCGGCTTGGTCTACTGCTTCCTCAACAATTTCTTCCTCAGATACCTCTTCTGCAACAGTTTCCTCTGCGTCTTCAACTGAAGCTACAGTTTCTTCTGCTTGAGATTCAGCGGCAACCGCTTCAGCGGCTTCTGCCTCCTCTTTCTCTGCTACAGCTTCTTTTGTCTTGTCTTTCAAAAAGACTTCGAGCTTAGAAGCATAAGCGGAAAATTCTTCTTCATTAAGGTCTTTGATTTCAGATGCAATCAACTCACGCTCTTCGCTGGCCAAAACGTACTTCTCGTCAAGGACGGACATGCGCTCGTTAAATGTATCAAGTTTCTCCCTCTCAATTTTTTCAGCTTCCAACTGTTCAAAAGCGGCCTTGAGTTTATCAAGTTCCTCTTTCACAGTTACGTGCTCTGTCTGTAAAGCTTCATTCTTCTCAGCTTCAGCCTTCACGGCATCTTCGAGTTCCACTTTTTGAGCGGCGAACTCTTCAGAAGCCTTTTCTAACTCGCTTTGAATGAACTCAGTAACAGACGAAGCAGAAACCTCCTTGAGAGTTTCCTCGTTAATGTCGTTAATGCTATTGATTGTCATAGTAATACTATCCTTATTTTCAATTACATCAGTTTTTTGCTGATGTGAAATATTTTTTTCAAAAACTCGGTTTTCAGTAATATTATCTTCTTTTTCAGCTTTTTCTATTTTTTCTTCATTAATTTTCATTTTTTGTGGCTCACTCTTTTTAGTTGCTACTCCTACTACATCAGCAGCGGGATTTTCGGTGAGACCAATGCCCAATGGAACTACGTTACCGATTGTTTTTCTATAAACCTTTTTACCGTCAACTTCGCCAGTTCCGCCATGCGACCTTAGCTCGGCTTTTAGCTCTTTAATTTTTTCTTTGTCAGAAACGATTTGACCATCTTCGATGTTTTTGCTATCAGGCTCTAAAACAACAATTTCATAGTCATCAAATCCTAACTCCCAACTTGCTGAGATTTTTTGGTAGAATGCGCTTGTGGGGTCACTAGCTTCTTCAATCATGTCCGTTAAAGAATTGTTAACAACTCTCCAAAGCACTCCACCTAAAGTCACATTGAAAGGGCCATTTAAATCAATTACTTGCTCTTCAGTCAAAGGCTCGTCAGTGCCAAACTGGCTATAACCAACATTTAAAATTGTTCCAATCACACGATGACGATCATGTTCAATATTAATAGGCTTATTTATAAAGTCTTTTGCAATGGCTACTGCGGTTGCTCCGTCGATTACGTCGTCATTTTTATTAACACGATTCGCAACAAACGCATTAAAAGCTACGGGCAGTAAGTCTATATTTTTATTTGTATCAATATCAGGCAAGAAAGTTGATACTTTAATTAAACTTGCCAAAGCTAAATATTGATCTTTGTCCTCTGAAACTAGTGGTTTAATCTCAGAACTAAAAATAGTGATATTTTCAAACTCTTTCATTAATCTATTTTCCTTTTAATAAGTCTTAATTTCTAGTGGTTTATAATCTTCTAAGTATAAATCTTCGGAAGAAGAAAAATGAAAATCTAAATCTTCTTCATTCATTTCTTTTTGGGCGATAGTAAAATCAAGGGTTGAAGGAACCCAATTGAAGGAGATATCAAACTCGTCTCGCTTGATTTCTTTTGTTTCGAACATTAAACCGCCGATGGTTTCAAAATATTGATTTTTTACTATTTTTGGCTGCTCGCCATTTTTAACTCTCAAGAAAGTATTAACTCTCGCTAAAGCCCAATGAGTTCTGCTGTATCCAGCGTAATTATAAGAATCTGCCGCGTTTTTAAAAACACTTTTAAGTTCAGAAAGAGAGACTCTATTTTCCGATGTCTTGTTATGACTAGACATTTTTGCCTTGAGTAATTTAATTACTCTGGCAGAGAAAGCTATAATATAATCTTCGTTTAAATGTTTTTGCGACATCGGCTAATATAGTATACACTTTAAAAACTCATTTTTATAAAAAAAACCCGCTCTTTTTACGGAGCGGGCGAGAAAAGTAATTTTTTAATTAATTACTCTTTCTTTTTCAACGAAACGTTGGGCAATGGCAAACCAACTTTAATAAGAGGAATCGTCAAAGACAACTTACCCTTATCATAAGACAGCCCAAGCCACCCATCTTTGTTAGCGTTTGAACCAACTCCAACAGAAGGTAGTTCTTGGCTAACAGCCAATGGCCCAAGGTTTACCCCAGTTTTTTGACCAATCGACGCCCCGATTGTGTCTCCTCCAACATTTAGAGTTCCGATTCCAACTCCAGTTTCTAAAACCGGAGTAGAAATTTTAACTCCACTATCGACCTGACCGTGCAAAACTTTTTTGCCGTTATAAGTCTTTAATGTTGGTAGGGGTTGATTGGCTGTCAAAACAGGACTCAAATCCAAATTAACAGCCTTATTCTTAACCGAAAGAACTTGTCTTTCGCCAGCGAATGCCGTAGAAACGGCGACTAGTGTAACTAGTAATGTAGTCTTCATAATACAACGAACCTGAAGGTTCAAGACTATACTAGCACGTTTTTGCTTTTCAGTCAACCTTTTTTAGAAGAAAAATTTTATGAATTCTAGTTGCCTCTCCAAAGAAAGTTTTTATGTTCTGATCAACAGGAAAACAAAGCCAATGACATTTAGTATAAGTTTTATTAGATACTAATATTAGAGCAATATCAGTTTCTTTTAAATTTTCAAGGCTTTTTGTTGTTTTTGTTTGAAATCCGTACTTTGCGGCGACCTTTTGCATTTCGTGAGGCAAAGTTATTTCAATTAACTCAGGATGACAAAGAGCAAGAAAAAATCTAAGATTATTACCGCCGTCTTGAATATTTCTAGATATTTCTCTTGTGTTCGAACTTTGATTCATTTCGAACAAAGCTTTATCTAAAGCCTCTGGACCACAGGAATTGTAGTGCGCTCTAAAATATCCTTTTTCGTCTTTATCGATATTTTTGTAGCTTATTATATTGCAGCCACAAGACACCAATAAAACCAAAATCAAAAAAATTAATCTCACTTTTTTATTTTGCATAATTCAATACCAAGAAAACAATCGGCAAAAAGCTAATTCCACCCATAAAACCAAAAAGGTAAAAAAGGCAGTAATTAAGTATTTTTCCGTTGCGTTGTTGTTTTTGTTTACGCTTTTCGGGCGTCTCGGTTTTGTTTTGTTTTTTGTTTCTAAAAATCCACCATTCGCCATCTACTTTAGTTGCCCAAGTTTCATTTTTCTGTGAACCCCACCACTTCAAATTCTCTTTGTTTAGTTTTTTCATTTTGCGTATAGTTCCCTTTTAGCATTGCATCTCTGAATTTTTCGAGTTCAATGAGATACTGTTGTTGTTTGTATATTAAATCTTTTTGCCCGTCATTTAGAGCTTTTAAATTAAGATTTTTAATCATTAGATTATGATTATCTTGCATTAAAATAAGATTCTGCGAAGATTCGTTTATGTTGTTGAAAACCGAAAACAACAAGAATAAAATCGATGTAACTAAAAAAACAAAAATTTCACTTTGAAATATTAATAATTTCTGAAATATTGTTTTCTTTGTGCGTTTTTTTGGTGCGTTCATCGTTTTTTTCTCCCTTTGTAATTACACTTAAAATGCCAAACCCTAAGAAAAACAGCATTGAAAGAGCAAGAACGAAAAAGGCGGAGCCGTCGTTAGTGTTAACTAAGCCGCCTCTTACACTTGTTCTAGCTGGATAAAACAAGTTTTCTCGATGAGGATATTTCCTCATTTTTGTTTTCGCTTTTCTCATTTGTGCGTAGTAATAAATACACTTAATTAAGTAAATTAACACAAAAAAACCCGCAAAAATGCGGGTCTTGTTTATTTATATTATAGAAGTACTAAAGATTACTCTTTGGGTAATCCTCCTGCATACCAACCTTCTGGAAGCTTGACCTTGTTTTTGGAAAGAACCCACTCGCCATCTTTGCGGATGTAAACTTTTCCTTCAACATCAGGTCCGATTCTAACTAAATCTGCTTGAGTGTCAACAAAAACAACTCTAGTAGAACCGCAGCCAACCAAAAAGATTACAGAAGATAAAAGCAATAATTTTCTCATTTTTAATTTTCTTGTTCTTCTATACGTCTGCGCCATCTATCTTTTAATTCTTTCGGCGTATCGTCTGCATCACTGGCTTTGGTGTCTTTCTTGGCTTCAGCCACGAACAACTCCAGCACAGCTTTAATTAATGCAGTTAACCAAGCCATTTAGAATTAACCTTGTTTCTTGGCGAGACCTCTGGAAACGGTATATCCCAAAGCTGCCAATGCCGATGCAACAAAACCAAAAACTTGGTTTGCTGTTCCAGCACCTTCAGGATTTAAGATACCCGCGCCCCAAAGCAATGAACCCACCGCACAAAGAGCGGAAAGCCAAAATTCGGTAGTTTTATATCCGGGTTTCGGATCAGTATTTTTAGTAGCCATATATTTTCCTTTACTTATTTTACTTATTCTGAGGCATAATTCAAAAGAAAATCACCTCAAAAATTATTATAATATTATTGTAACTCTCCCAATTGTTTTAATTGGTTAACTTTTTCTTCGGGTCTTCCAAGACCACCGATTAGAGTATACACTGTAAGTGTTGGTTTGTCACCACTATAAATTCCTCTGTGTACAACGCTATGTGGACCGAGGATTCTGGTGAATTGATCAAATGCCCTGTCAAGATTTTCTTGAGGCACATTGTCGAGAACTTCTTTCCCGCCGATCATTACAACGCCAGCAGAATCACCAGTGCTTAAATCGATCCCGCCAGAAAGAATATTATTTCTCAAGTTATCACGAACTGTCTTTGTGATGTCGGATGCATTTTGCCAATCAGGAACTGGAGATGCGCCGAATACAATCAAGCCAGAATCTAAAAGCTGTTTGTAGTCGTTTGAATCAAAAGAAGAGTACGTGCTGTCTTTCGACGCTGTTAGGTTAAACAGGTGAAAGAGACCAGCAGTGCTTGAGTTTGCTGTTCTCCAAAAAGGAGCAACCGCGAGACCGGGGTAAAGTTGATGAACTTTTTCATTGTCTAAAATGATTAATGGAGAAACAACTCCTTGCTCAACCAAATTTAAAACTTTATTTAAAGTGTTGTGAGCGTTCTCGTTTACTTTTTTGCCTTCGGAATGCTTTGGTAACGCTAAGATGCAACCAACTTTTTTATTTGTTGCGTTTACAATTTCTTGTAATTCTTTAGCTGCGTGAATAAGTGGTTCACACATTCCCGCTCCAGAGCCTCCGCCCGCGCCAGCGCAAACAAAAACCCTGTCAATATCATCACCAAAAGAATCTCTCATGAAATCAAGAACATCTTCTTTTCTTTCATTAAAGAGTTTCTCTGCCTTTGACGGGTCTTTTCCTGCGCCGCCATCCCCAATACAAAGCTTGTTCTCAAGTTTGATTGTATTTAAATCTTGTTGAGCAGTGTTGATAGCAGAAAGCTTTCTGTATCCTAGATTATAAAAAGATTCAGCGATTCGCGAGCCACCTTGACCTGCGCCAATGAAAGCAAACTTAAATGCGACTTCGCACTCGTCTTTCTTAACATCGGTTTTTTCTTGTGCTGTTGGTAGTGGAATATCTGGTAAAGATATATCTACATCTCCACCAAAGTTGTAAGACACAACATCTTCATTCATATTATTTTCTTCGCTCATAATTTAATTTTCCTTTTGGCTGGCGTACAAGATTGATGCTAAGTAGTAATCAACTTGATGCTCAGAAGCTAAACTGCTTATTTTAGTTACCCTGTCCGAGTTTCTATCTGTCGGATTATTAAGGTAATCATTAATACTGGTAATCCAATTTTCGCAATTTTCGTTAGCAATAATAATTTCAGAAATATCATTTGCTACTTCTTTTTGTTTATTGGTCAGTCTTTTGATTTTGTGTTTTTGCCTCAAAGCCTTCTCAACTTCGGACGTTAGTTTTTGAGCTAAAATTAGATTGTCTTTTACTTTGCTCAAACTATAAAAAGTAGACGCCGGAGACTGATTGTCAGTGGGTGTCCTTGGGCCATCCAAGGGAATACCATCTGTACCATCAGGTCTTCCGGGCTGTGGGGCGGGGCCTTCAGTTTCTTCGTCATCTAAAGAAACTTTTGCTCCGCCTACGATGGGTTGATAAATACCATTCTCTCTCAACTCTTTGAACTCCATCTGATTTTCAACAGAATCTTCAAAGTCTGGAAGTCTACCGTTTTCCATCGCTTTGAGTCCTTCTTTCGGAGTTAAGATTCCAAGTTCCATCAATCTGTTATAGACCTTGGCATAAGATAAATCGTCTCTGATGTCAATGTCTTCAAAGTATGGAGTTGGGAAATTCTTAAAGCCAAGTTGGCGTGAAATTCTTTTAATCTCAGGAAACAAAAAGTCATTAATAAAAGCTTTGCGAGCTTGCTTTAATCTCTTAACAAATACTTTTACTTTAATGCTTGTGTTAGCAAACTTTTCGTCTTCGCCAATCAAAATATTGTTGAGACCCATTCTGATATCTCTATCAAAGATTTCATACTTTTTAGAGTCTAACAAATCTCCGATTCTTGGAACAACGAATTCCGCTTTGGTGGTATAATCAGCAATCAAAACTCTACCAACTGACTCGTTGGAAAATAGCGTTTGCATCGCCTCTAAATTCTTTTGGTTGACGCCGCCTTTCTCTGGGTCTGTTCCCATTGTTACGAGAAGAATCGCCTGTTGCATTGTGCGAGCAACAGCCATGTCTATTTTCTTCATCTCCGCTTTGGCGTTTATATCCTCCAAAACTGGATATCCCATTGGCACAGAAAATGGCTCGTAATCTTGTTTTTTGTAAAATACCGAAGTTACATTAGTAGCTTCCAACGGAATCATTAAAGAAGAAATCTTGCCGCTCTTCAGTTGTTTTTTAGCTTCGTCGGGTAATGAATCTACAATTTCTTTTTCTTCTTCAGTTGCTGGGTTCTTTAGTCTGTGCAATTCATAATCCGTAACAATCTTAGAATAACCACCGCTGTTAAAAGTTAGTGAACCAGTTAACCTAATATCGGCTGGATTTAAAATAACATAACTAGTTGGAATGGCTGCGGTGTCGGCAGCAAAAGAAGACAAACCAGAGCCAAAGGTTTGAGTAATTTTTCTTAAATCTTCTTGCCTTAAAATAGAATCAAATCTATAAATAAAAACGTTCCCAGATCGATAATACTCTCTGAAAAACTTTTCTACAAAAGACATAAAATTAATCTTCTTAAATAAAGCTTCAAAGAACGCTCTTGATTTTTTGTTTCCTCCCCTAAGATAAATATCGCTTACAGAAAATTCAGTCATCAAATCGATTGTGTTTCTGAACACTGCAAAATTATAATAAGCTTTTTGACAAAGAGCAACGGCCTCTTCTACATCAATAGCCTTTGGTCCGGCGGCTGTGTACTTTGAGCCTGTGGCGTATCTCCAAGGCACTAAGCCATCTTCGATGTTTTTGAATCTATCGCTTCTAACCTGAGTTGCTGCAAGGTTTCTGCGCGTTTTTGTTGACGCGGTAGACGAACCAGAAAACTCACTCATCAGCGGGGTAGTTTCTTGAACATCTAAAAGCTTTTGTTTGTCGTCAGCGGCGTTTTTAGCTTGATTTTTCGCTTTACCAGTGGTTGTATTCTTTTTTAGGCTCATTTTCTGCTATATTTACACAATATATTACACAAAACTTGTTGAAAAGTCAAAACAAGAATAGAATCGATTAAAATTCTTTAAAATTTAGAATCCACCAGATAGTTGTACTCTACCCCAAGCATTTGCACCAGTGCAAACATATAAAAAGCTGCCACCGACAGCTATTTGTCCAGCGACACCAGCACCAGTTGCAGAAGTTGGAGCAGAACCACTAACGATAACATGCTCGAATCTACCTTTTCCAGTGGCATCAACAGAATACGATGGAGTTGAATCACCGATTCCTAAATTACCACCAACAAACCAACTGTCTTCATGAGACGAAAGTTTGACTTTGGCTACGCCACCAGATTCGTGAATTTTTATTTCTGAGCCAGAAGTTTCGTGGGATATTAATACTTTATTAGAAGAACTACCTCTAAATCCAGCGTCTCCAGAAACATCTAAATCATACGCCGGAGTGGTTCCAGTTGGCAGTTTTATACCAACATTACCAGCGTTGCCATCGACAGAAATTTGAACGCTTTGATTTCTCTTCCTTATAACTAAATCATCATTACTTGATTCTACATAAATTAAACCATCGTTAGCTCCAGAAAATATTCCCGTCGCGCCAATCTCAATGCTTTTTTCAGGAAGTACAAAGGTACTGGTTGCAGAGTCGTACCTCATATTTTCATGACTTGTAATAAGTATAGTACCACCCATCCCTGAATGTAATCCGCATCTATAGTAAAGTGTGCTTGGCGCATCAAAAGGAACTACGAATGTTATTGTCCCAGTTGTTGCGCCGTTATTGGTTACTCCAGAACTGTAAACATTTCCTGAATCGTAAGCTCCACCATTGTCAGTAGTTTGAATATAAAACGGATGACTATTAGTTGAAGAATCACTAACATCTATAATATATTTTTGACCTCTAATTAAATTTAAGGTTTTTTGTAGAGTACCATCAATATAATATCTGTTACCGCTGCCCGGATTAGATACCGTTACAGTAAAAGTTTGGGTAGCGAATTGCAATCCTGTTGGACCAGTGCTCCCAGTGGGGCCAGCTACCGTGCTGTCAGCCCCAGTTGGACCAGCACTACCCGCTGGACCTGTTGTTCCGATTGGACCTGTATTTCCGAGTGGTCCCGTGGACCCAGCAGGACCAGTTGTTCCGATGGGGCCTGTAGTGCCAATGGGACCAGTATTTCCCAGTGGGCCTGATGGACCTGTTGGACCAGAAAGATTATTGTTATTAATTACATCTTGCACGTACCCAGAAATATCTGGAGTGTGCATTTGCGTGATTCTGATTCTATTATCGGCCATTTTCTTAAAGAATTACACAATTATGGTATCATTATTGGATTAAAAGTAGTATTTAATGATTCTTTATCTACTTTCATCATATCATAATATGACTTCAAAGCCCAATTTGCTAACATAAGTGTTGTATAATTATCTTTTCTGGCTCTGTTTGGACTTGTGGAGCGTTTTAAATGTTGCGGAAGATCAAATGTCTGCGTACCTCTTGCGGTGCTTTTAACCTCAACCATAGCGCATTGTTTCTTTGTCTGGTAAACCAGATCGTCCTGCGTTTCTATTAGGTCTAGAATATTTTCCGCGCCAGTAAGTTTAGTTGGAATATGTCTTGTTGTTTGCTTGTTGAAAACTGGACCATTGGCGGTGGTCTTAGATGCGAACCAAATTCTCCTGTGGTCGATGCAAGCCTGTAGATGCTCGTTGGCTTTTCTTAGCCATTCAGAAATAAATACCTGCTTGAAAACAATTCTTCCCGATTCTTTATTATATTGTCTTCTTGCCCTTCCGATTTCTCTTTGGTATTCGACACCTTCTTTATTCGTATCAAAATCAAAGAAATCTAAATTTAAATTAGCTTTTGTAAATAACTCAGACTCATTACAACTATCAATAAAACCAAAACCAGCATTATCAATACAAATCATCTCAATATCAAAATTAGTAATTAAATAATATAAATAATCTATATGTTGTTTTAAATCTCCGCCAGCAACAGCGTAGCTATGAACAAGGATGCCCTGTTTGGTTTGATCGTCCATTTCAAGAAGCGACATTGCAAAGAAGTCAGAACTTGGACTGTTTGAAAACGACGGGTCAATTCCTAATATGTATTTCTTCCCAGCTTCGCCTTTTATCAAAGTCGTTGGCTCTTGACCGTCAGGAACCGTACACTCGTGCATCTTTTTCGCGCTAAAATAAGAGTCTGATCCATCAGTAAACTGAGCGCAGTACTCCCGCTGAAACGACGAGTTTGATGTACCGCCTGATCTTGCTTCCTCGATAATAGTTTTATCAACCATCTGCTCTGGAAGAGATTCATAGCTCATTTGCGAAATAAAATAAGTAGAATCAGTTTCCTCGGCGGGGTTATAAATTTTTTCTGTCCAATCTTTGTAAGTCTTGTACAAGTTCTCGAAAGTGTACGAGGCAGAAGACAAAGCTACCATTTTGGAATTGTTTTCGAAAACCATTCGATCTTTCTCTTGCATTTTTCCCGCCTTGATTAGATCATCTTCCATCTCACGAATCTTGATACGCTCTGCCATGTCTTGAGGAGCAACCAAGAAAGGCATGAGAACTGTTTTGATTATTTCTTCCGGCAAAAGAAGAAACTCGTCAAGAACAAGAATGTTTGCACGAAAACCACGAATCTTTTCACCTGACAACGGAACCGCCGTGATTGACCCGCCGTTTATCTGCCATTCGTATTGATCGTTTCTTTTTGATGGCTTTATAGAAAACGCTTGAGATAAAAGCTCCGCCCCTTTGGAGTTTACGATTTTCTCTAAATTATTAAAGATAAAACGCGCAGTACGAAAAGTCGGTCCAGCAATAAGAATCTTCGTTCCGGGTTCAAATATGCATTGCAAAAAGCAAAATACAGAAGCGATAAATGTTTTACCGCAACCACGACCCCAAACGCACATTGAAAAGTTTTTATCAAGCATACCTCTCAAAGTTATTTCTTGGAAAGGAGCAAGCTTTAAACCTGAGATTAGTTCTGTGGTAAAAGCTAAATTATTTCTAAGGAACTTGGCTAGACTAATTTTGGCTTCTTTGTCATCAAGCTCGCCCTCAAGTTTTAGAAGAGTTTTATTTACGTCTTCTACTTCTTTGGCTAAATTTGGATTCGCGTACCACATTACAGTTTTTTAGTATCGTATGCTAATTGTAAATCTACTTTTTTATGAATGCATCCACTTGTAAATATTTTTTCTATTACTCTTGATGATTCTGTTTTACCATCTACAAACAAAAACTGAATCGAAGGGTATTGTTGGCATAAACTTCTGACTCTATGGAATATAAATTCTGGAGTAGCTTTTACTTTACCATAAACTAAACCGCCCGTATTCTTTTTACGTTGTTGATTAAAATAAAGTATTTTTGATAATTTTTGTTCTACTATTACAATCAGGTTAGCCTCGTCATCTACAGACCGTTGAATTTCGCGCTGAAAACGCTCGTAGCCGCCACTTATGGTAGCTAGGAAGTCTCCAACCGCCTTACGCTCAATAAACGCCTTACACGAAGCCTCAGAGCTACTAAAGGCATAGTCTCCATAATCTAGCTTCATTATTTTAACGTTGCGGTTTTTAAATTTAAGAGGCCGCTGCTCTCTTGTGTCAACTAATACTTCATACTCTGGACTTTGCCATTGTGAGCCAGCCACAATCTCTTCTGGAATATTGTGCTTAGTTTTAAATCCCAATTCTCTACAGAGGGCATAGTAATCGCCAAAAATTTCGTTGTAATATTGAATTGGTGGAAAGATTAAAGTTCTTAACTCTACTTGAGTTGGCGCATAAGTTAATTCTTTTTCTTGTTTGCGTTTTTGCAGGATGTCTTTACAATATTGTTTAGCCTCCTCAATTGGAGAGTTTTTAAGCCACATTCTAAGATTTGTTCTAGAATTAAACTCAGTTTCAAAATACTGCTTTTTATTTTTGAACTTGATGATTTTTCCGTCATACTTGTCATACCTTGGGTAGTACTTTTGATAATACTCTACCATCCTCAACTTATGTGCTTTAAGATGAGCGTGTAGCTTTCGATCATTCTCGAACTCAGCATTACAAACAGCGCATTTAACCATTTAAAGCCTCGTCTTCACTTAATCCCATGATTCGACATTTAATCTCATCCATAGAAGAAAGATTTTGTATTTCTTCGTCTACTTTTTGTTTTCTTAATTCTGCGAGATGAATCATCTTCTTTCTTGACTCTTCCTCTTTCCACATCTGTACAAGGTTTAGAATGCTTGCGTTTTCTTTTACTTGTTTGCTGAGTCTATCTGAACGCTTTTCTTTTAAATCGCCAAGAAGCTGTTGTTGCCTCTTTACGGATTGATTGTATTCGGTTTCGACTTTGCCAATTACCTCCACCAAAGACATAGAAGCTCTACCATCAGAATCCTCCACTATAACATCAAGCATCGCCGTTAGATGTTCTTTTCTTCTTTGTATGTTCGCGGCAATAACTACTTCAGAAGACAAAACAATATATTGATCTACTTCTTCTTGAGTTAAATCGGATTTGTCGTAGGTATAACGAATAAAACTGGACTCAAACAACTCTCTATCGTTTGTAGTAGAAAAATTATTTATTTGATGCAAGAATCGATAAGTATGCATATAACCAATCAAAGCTTGCACACTTTTCTTTTCATTTGCTTTTAGTTCGTTTTCTTTTAGCCCATCATGCACATACTTGTTGATGCGCTGAACCATTCTAAGTTCAGTTTTGGGCGGTTTATAATCGTTTGTTTCGGC